ATCTACATGACTGCCGGCCGCTAAATGTAGAACAATATCTACTGGCCCGATATCATGTACGATTTGGCTGTTGATTTCTGCTTTGAGATCATGAAAAATAATTCGCATACGCCTTGCTACTTCTTTCGGATCATGATCCTGAAGCATATCGTGTAGACGGTTCAAGTTCCCTGAAATATCCAGCCTATCAAGACTAACTATATTCCAGTCTGTGTCTCGTAAAATTTTATCTATAACATGATGTGCGATGAACCCAGCACCGCCGGTGATTAATACTGTTTTTGACATGAATCCTCAGTTATTATTGAATAAGCGTATTTATTCGCCTGCTTTTGGTGCAATAAATTGCTTGATGTGACTCATTGCTTTGCGAGCTGTGTCAAACACATACTCCATGGTTTCATCTTCCATATTGACGATTACAATAAAACCATTTGCTACTTTTCTTATTTCAATTGATTCAAACATAGAACCTCCATAATGAATTAATATTATAGCATGGCAGGAAGGTATTGTCTAGCAGTTGTGGATGAGATGTTTAAAATTAATCTATCTTTGTATTCTTCGATGTTGTTGACCACAGTATTTGGTAAGTAATCATCAACAGCTACTGGGGTAAATCTATAATCTTCATTGGTTCGAATAATTCCAACTCCGCGACTAATACTATCCGCAATATCTAGTTGTTCTAGTATTTCTGGGCGGTTAGTTTCGTCGTGTGCAAAACTTTGTATTTTGGCACGAGCAAATTCTTCATTGCCAAGATATGTGAAGTGCCAGCCTGCGTGTTCAACGATTTGCACATTGTCATCGCTGAAGTTGTATGGGCATTGATTTAACACATGTCGCATGCGACGAAAGTCTTCGGGACTGTTTAATAAGCTGCGGCGTACGGCACCAGACCAAACCGAATAATAATCCTGCGTACACATCATGTAATTGAATTTAAAATTGAACAAGGGCATTCTAAATCCCCAAATGCTTTGTGTACTTGCTCGTAACTTTTGTATAGTTTCTACTCTAGGTATTTCATCTACGTCGCCAATCATGATTATATCATTGGGCACAGCACCTAACATTCCACCCTTGATGGCATCTCTTTGCCATCTTTCACGGCCCCAGGTATCAGTGTCAACAGGCATGTCAACAACCGGTACATGAATAATTTTATCCATCCACGGCAGAAATTGATCCTTATTTTTCCAAAAATATAATTCTTTATCTTTGTTTTGAAATGTTCGATTGGCTTCAACCAAAACAAAGTAATCCACGTGATCATAAAGTTCACGTAAACGGAGTTCTAGTAAATCAAACTCATTAAAAAATGTAAAACAATCGTAGATTTTCATGTGAATACTTAGTATAATAAATACCTTACTTAATGATTTTCAAGGACACCTATGCACGCCGTTGCTAGCTTACACGATGCCAATTATTCAGATTTGGCAGCACTAACTGATCAATCAAAACAAGAATACTGTACAAGATATGGATACCAATTTCATGTTTTGACTGAAATGAAATATAGCACAATTACTGGATTTAACAAAATTCATTATACATTAGAAATATTCAATAAACATCCTGAAATAGAATGGTTGCTTTTTTCAGAATGTGACGCTATGATTACTAATCAAACTATAAAAATTGAGGATAGAATTGATAACGACTACCACTTTATTGTACCTGTCGACCGTCTTAATCTTAATTCTGGCAACTTTTTAGCACGTAATACTCCAGAAGGTCGTGCTTATCTACAAATGATTATAGATAACGAAGAATCATATAAAAATGTAGAATGGGCCGAACAACAAGTTATAATTGATACTATAGAAGAATATCAGAACATTGTAAAAATTGTTCCACAAAAATATATGAACAGTTACGAGCCAGAAATTTATGATTACTGCGATGCTCGTTTTGATGTACTTGGCAATAGCGGAGCATGGGAGCCCGGAGATTGGATAGTACACTGGCCAGGAACTCATAAGCCGACTAGATTGGCAAGAGCCAACACTCATTTACCTTTGATCATTCGATGAAAATATTCATTACTGGTGCCACAGGTTTTGTTGGACTAAACCTTGTAGGCTATTATACCCAACGTGGCCATGAAGTATATGCGTTTAGACGAGATGAACATCTTCATGAGTGTTTACATAAATTTCAACCTGATGCCATTATAAATTCAGCAGCCGAAATTTATGATCCAGAACATATGTTTGAACCAAATATCGTAATGGTACAAACTATACTTGAATATGCTCGAGAGTGTGAGCAATGGTGTCGTGTCATACAAATTGGCAGTAGCAGCGAATATGGTCCAACCAATCATGCCACCAGTGAAGATACACTATTAAAGCCAGTTGATTTTTATCAGGCTACTAAAGGTGCAGCAACATTAATGTGTCAAGGTTGGGCTAGATTTTTTAACTTGCCTGTATGGATTGTACGGCCCTACAGTGTGTATGGACCAGGCGAAAGACCACATAGATTATTTCCAAGATTGTATCGTGCTTTTAACTACAACGAGCCAATGACACTATATCAAGGCTATCACGATTTCATTTATATCAATGACTTTGTTCGTGGCATCGATCTGGTATTACAGGAATGGGATTTGGCTCCTGGAGAAATTGTTAATTTTGGAAGTGGATGTCAAACAAGTAATTTTGATTTATTAGATTTATGGGTCCGTGTCACTGATCGAACAGATGCCCCAGTGGCCAAAGTGGCAGAAATGCGTAAAGCATTTGAAAATACAGTATGGGTATGTGACACGGCCAAATCTTTTGAACTAGGGTTCGACTGTGAATATCAACTAGAAGATGGCATAAGAGATTTTTTATTAAAGGCAAAATATGATAGAACGACTGATTAAAACTAGTAAGCAGCAAGAATTTACTTACCAAAGTAGACATCCAGATGTGACTGCTTGGTTCGGGAATCCAGAAAATTATACTGACATAATTCTAAAACAAATCAACGAGGACCGTATGTATGATCCTATCTTTGCCGATAGAGATGATATGGTGGTAATTGATTTAGGAGCCAATTGCGGATTGTTTAGCCTATATGCAGCCGATAGTTGTAGTAAAATTATTGCGGTGGAACCAACTCCTTCCACTTATAATGTACTTGAAGAAATAGTCAAAGACCATACTAAAATTAAAACACTACAATTAGCAGTAGGTCCTCATAACGAAATGATTTCTTTTTTTATTAACGAGAATAGTACCACCAATAGTATGTTAAATAGAAATGGTCAAGAAACTCAAGTACAATGTATGACTCTAGAAACCTTGCTTTTCAAAGAAAATTTAGATTACGTTGACTTTATTAAATGTGATATCGAAGGATCTGAAATGCAGGCATTAACTGATGCTACCTTAGCACCTATTGCTGATAAAGTCAAATTTTGGTTTGTTGAAGTACATCAAACAAATGTAGAGGAGAGTGCGTGGCCTGGAAATTTAGAAAACAATAGACAACAACTGGCAGAATTATTTCAACGTCACGGTTATCAAACAGAATCAGTTATTCACGATCAATTATTTGCATGGAAATGAACAATCTAACTCGTAGACTTATTGATATAACATATCAAGAACGACTTAGTCATCTAAGTAGCACTCTTAGTGCTTTGCCTATTATTGAAGAAATATACAGTCGACGCAAAGACGACGAAGTCTTTATATTAAGTAATGGCCATGCTGGTTTGGCGTTATATGTAGTACTAGAAAAATATTACGGCGTAGATCCTGTTGAAATGATTCACAAACATGGCATACACCCTAACAGAGATTTAGAAAATCATCTTTATTGTTCAACTGGCAGTCTGGGATCAGGATTACTAATAGCAGTGGGCCATGCACTTGCTACTCCTAAGAAAAATGTTTATTGTATGATCAGTGATGGCGAATGTGCTGAAGGTAGTATTTGGGAAGCACTGCGATTTATTAATGATAACAAAATTGATAATTTACACGTTTATGCAAACGTGAATGGTATGGGTGCTTATGACAAAATTGACAGCGTAAAATTGAGTCATCGTTTGGTTGCTTTTCTGCCAAGAATTAATATTAGATATAGTTATCCACCAACTTGGAGTTTTGCCAAAGACTTACTGACTCATTATTATGTTCTCAAACCCGAGGACTATGCGGAGATTACACAATGAGAAAAGAATGTGCAATGCTTTTGTTAGACAGCATGGTCGAAGATACTTCAATACGTGTTATTACTGCCGACTTAGGGTTTGGTATACTAGATCAAATTCGCAATGCCTTTCCAGATCGTTTTTATAACGTCGGAGCAGCAGAACAATTAATGATTGGTGTGGCAGTGGGAATGGCAAACGAGGGACTTAAACCTGTATGTTATTCGATGAGTAGTTTTATATTATATAGACCATTTGAAATGTTACGCAATTATGTAAGTTATGAAAACGTTCCAGTTAAACTGATTGGTTCAGGGCGAGATCGAGACTATAGTCACGATGGCATTAGCCATTGGGCGCACGATGACGAATTGGTATTAAAAGCATTACCTAACATTGGTTGCTTTAAGCCAGGAAGTATAGTAGACTTAGAAAATATTTGGGATAGATTTATTAATAGTAACAAACCAGAATATCTTAATTTAACAAGAAAAATATGACAACAAAAGTAGTGTATGTAACCGGTTGTTTAGGGTTTATTGGATATCATGTGACTCGTGCATGCCTTGACAAAGGTTGGTATGTGATTGGCGTAGATAAAAAAACATATGCTGCTAATCTACAGTTCCTACCTGATCTAATTGAACATTCAAAGTTTAAATTTATCGAATCCGATATCAATGATCTAGATATGCTATACGACTGCGATTATATTATAAACACCGCAGCGGAAACGCATGTAGATAATAGTATTGTTAGCAGTGACGTATTTTTACGCAGTAATGTCAATGGTGTGCATCATTTGCTTAATTTGATCAAAGAACGCCATCGTTTTAAAATGCCTACATTGCTACATTTTAGTACTGATGAAGTGTATGGCGACATTGAAGAAGGATCGCACGTAGAAACAGATTTACTCAAACCCAGTAATCCGTATTCGGCGACCAAAGCAGCAGCAGATCAACTAATACTGGCATGGGCTAGAACTTTCAAGGTTCCTTATATTATCGTAAGACCTACTAATAATTACGGTATCGGACAGTATACAGAAAAATTTATTCCAAAAAGTATTAAAAGTTTACAATTAGGTAGACCTATTCCTCTACATGATGCCGGATTACCACGTCGCACATGGTTACATGTAAGCGACACAGCAAGTGCAGTTATCACTATCATTGAATCCAGAGTGCAGAACGAAATTTACAATATAAGTGGCAATTACGAAGAACAAAATATTATAATTGCAATGCAAATCATTGACGCTTTCATATCTGGCAGTGTTGAACACGATAAGCATCTTGATTTAAGTATAACAAGACCGGGTCAAGATGTTCGTTACAGTATTGATGATAGTAAATTAAAAGCTCTTGGTTGGAAACCAAAAGCTACTTTTGAAGTAGAGCTTGTTAAGATTGTTCAGTATTATTCTCGGACGTTTGTGTGGTAACTTCTTGCCAGGTATAATCACCTAGCCATTTTACTTGTGCAATATAGGTATAATGATCCGGTGCACCAACCGTCCAATCATTAGGACCCATTGGTGTTAATCTTGTTCCATTAATTTTACTATCAAAACACAACCAATAACATTGTCCGTGATAAATTTGAAAATCGTATTTGGCCGCATGCACTGCGTCTGTAATATACAATCTTCTTTTAATATCATCGGCCTGCTTTTGTAAAACACGAACCAAATCCATTATACGATTATATTCTTGCTCGGCATGCATACGAGCAACATTAACCATTATGTCTTTTTGTTTTTCTATAGGAATTAAGTCAAACGCAGGACCACCTACTTCTGTAGCATAAGGCGTTACATTTTTGTTAAAAAAGGCAACTAATTCGCCGCCTATTTCTGCATCGTAGCTATCCTTGCCTTTTGCTACATTACTCTTTTTCTTTGTCATTCTTTTTAATTATTACCGGTGACTCTGCATTTGATTGAGACTTATCTTTAACATTTGATTCGGTTGTTGGATGCTTAATATTTTTTAGTGTCAGAGCAGTATATCTTAGAAATCCATGACATGGATAAAATATCACTGCCAGTGATGCAATTAGACTTACGCCAAAAACTAAACAGGTTAAGGCAAATATAGTCAAAGTTATTTCTAACATTAAATTCCAAAAACCTAATACGTCTACATCATAATAATTATCAGGATCGTTGGTTTCTTGTTTAAAAGATTGAACATGCGTTCTAAATGACAATATTAACTCATTAAATTTATTTGTTAATACAAGTAACAAACCACGGTAAAGCTCAGTCATTATCTCTCCAATAAATGTTTTTTATCTCTAATATCTTTGTATTGATCTGCTTCGGGTAAAGGATCTTTTTTCTTACTAATGTTTCGCCATTGTTTACTTAAGCTATTGTTTAATTCTAACCAGTAATCTAGATCTTGTACTTCAGTGCTACAATCTGGCACAATAGCATTTACCGGACATTCTGGTACACATACTGCACAATCAATACATTCATCTGGATTTATTGCAAGAAAATTAGGCCCTTCATAAAAACAATCAACAGGGCAAACACTAACACAATCGGTGTACTTACATTTAATACATGATTCAGTTACTACATAGGTCATTGTTTAAATCACTCCTTAACAGTATTATAAAGATAACTATGATATTAGTCAATAAATAATTTTAAAATGTACATTCAAACACCAGAAATAAGATTTCAAAACTTATTCCAATATAACTATAAACCATTGTATATAGACAACCTAATAGGACTTAATGGTATGCGTATGGCCTATATAGATGTTGGTAAAGATATCAATGGCTCCGTATTGTGCTTGCATGGTAATCCGACTTGGGGTTATATGTATCGGCATATAATACCAATATTAATCAAGTCCGGTTACCGAGTAATTGTTCCTGATTTAATAGGATTTGGTAGATCAGATAAACCTTTACAAGACCAATGGCATTCTATAGAAAATCATTATACTATATTAAAATCATTTGTTGAATATTTATGTTTAACTGATGCCATGCTAATTTGTCACGATTGGGGAGGTATTTTAGGTTTGAATTTGCTTCCCGAGTTACCTAATAGTTTTGCAAAATTAGTTATAGGTAATACTGCATTACCCAGTCATAGATTAGATAAACGTTGGTTCCGATTATGGAATAAATGGATTACTGCAAATAATCAAATTAATAATTTTAATTTAGCAGAAAATCTTTTGCCGTCTAAGTTTAATGGACCAATTTATTCCAAACAGGAGTTGTTATCACGAGAAGAACTTCAAGGATTTTTAGCACCTTATCCTACTGCAGAGTACAAAGCAGCATTTAGAAAATTTCCATCACTTTTAGTAAAAGATTCAAATAGTTTTTTGATTCAACAAGGCGAAAAAACTTTATCTTTCTTGCAGAATGACTGGCAAGGAAAATGTTTTATTGCAGCAGGTAACCGAGATAAACTTTTTTTTAGTAGCACTATTGATTTACACAATGTTATTAGAAATTCTTATAAGCCTATAATATTAGATTCTAGTCATTGGGTTTTTGAATATGGAGAATTTATTGTTACAGAAGCATTGAGGCAATTTAATTAGAGTAAATATTACTCCAAATTTTTAATTTGTCTTTTTTATTTTGAATGGCACTTTGCATATTTGCGGTATCAATTAATTGATATTCGAACATGAGATCAATCATTGCCAATAGATCACCAATTTCTTGTTCTAATTTTTCTTTATGCAGTACACCAGATTTGTGTTGATTATCGATACCAAATCTAAAAATTTTTGAGATTTCCTGAATCACTTCTGCACATTCTTCTTGTGTTATAACAAGAATCTCTTTTTGTTTTTCATTCATCAACGTACTCAATATCTTCTACGATTGGAATAATTTTCCAATCGGTGTTAGTTGAAATATCTGCGACCATTTGCTTGGCTGCAATTTCAGCAGCTTTGTAGGTTTTATATCCTCTTTCAAAAACTCTGTTACCGTCTTCGAATTCTGCCATTGCTAAATAAATTTTCATAGTATATATTATATATAATATTCTGCGTCAGTGCAACTCTTACACAAACTTTGTGAACTAAAACAAGGTTTAATATTTTCTTTTAATAAAGACATCATCCCAGATCCGGTAAAAAGATCTTGATAAGAATCAGTAACAAGATTACCCAAAATATGTTTCGTATCATAATCCATACAACATAATACTATGTCTCCATTTGGCAATAGAACGTGTTGATCGTAGTTAATAGTTTTACTACATCTAACCGGTTTTTCGTGACGTTCAATAAAATTCACAGGCTGTTCTTTAACTTGTTCTTTATTTAAACTTCCTGCTCGATCATGCCCAAACCAATTATAAAGTTGAACTCCTAAAAATTGTAGATCTTTATGAATTTTACCATGATCGCTCATGGTCATGGCCTCTAACTTAATCCTTGCATCCTGAACCGCAGCGGTAATGGTATGAAACACTGCTACCCATTCGTCACTATATTTCCAACCCTTCATATTACCATATTCATCTGGAAAATGAATACTTACGACTTCTATTTGTGACCTAAATTTGTACAGTAGTTTTTCAACACGTTCAGCAGTTTCAATTGTCCAATTATATAATGTTGTATAGATAGCGACATTATGCCCTTTTACTAAAGCGTGTTCTAGCATATCTGTACAAGCAGGATTTACCCAAGCCTCACTCATTCCGGAAAAGTCTATCCTGGTATTAGCCGGAACTTTACTGAGAGCTGTTTTAAAAGTTTCCAGAGACATGTATTTTACATCATCGACACCATATGCATCACGTAAGTTATCTTGCGGACAAAAGTTGCACATCAGAGGACAACCAATCATGGTGGTGATTTCTAAAGTAGGTCTTTGCATGTGATTACTTATCGCGTTTTTGTCTAGGGGTTGAATCTTTATCTCGGGGTTCTGCCTGGCGACCTTTTGGTTTTATTTTAACCCTTGCTTTTTCTGGATCAAAATCCATTGTTTTTTTAGATGCAGGTTCGCCGTCTAGTTCATTATCAGTCACTTCCGGCTTTGCACCATTTTTAAGAATTTGAAATCCAAACTTACCATTGATTGCTGTACTTTTATATCTAGTACCAGCATCCATGACCACACCGGTAATAGTTTCCGAAGGATACTGTGTTTGGAATGGGAATAAAATAATCTTACCACCCATGTTTTTTACATTGGTATATATTTGTACCAATGCACCATTGTTTAAAATTGCCGACGCTGCTTTTCCAAATTCAGTTTTATTGTTTATATATTCTGCTACTGTATGAGCTATACCACTGACCATATGAAAAAAAGGAACGCTGTCTTGCATATTTTTTGCACGGCGCCGACGCCATATGGTTTTTAAATTATCTGTCATACCAGGGTACTGATCTAAATTAACTGCTACGTATTCAAACGAATCCACAAAACGTAGACCCATTACTGTGTTAAATTCATCTTCATCAATTAAATTAAACTTTTTAGCTAACTGTAATGGACCTAGTATTCCGTCGGCTCGTTCAATAAACTCAATTATCTCTACAGCATTTTTGTATCTATTCATTAGTGTAGCACTAGGACCTTCTCGCATTTTCCTGGCTTCGACTGCTAGATTAGTTACACTGGCTTTGGCGCTACCTACTTTGTTTTTACTACTTACTTTTAAACTTACACCATTTTCGCCAACTAATATACTGTCGCTAAGACCTTCTGTCTTAGATGCACTAAAGTTAATCACAGCAGTTTGAAACCCGCCTGGTCCTAAAAACTTTTCCTCGGCCACAGTGGCCGACTCCTTAACAGGTCCAACGAAGAAACCTGATTTTAAAGCTATTGGGTGTAGCATTTCACAGAACAAATCTCTGAATGCTTCGAAGTGAATTCCTTCGGCTGGTACTTCAATATTGGATGTTCCGCCTTGACTGACTCTCACGGCAATTTGAGTAAGAACACTTTGATCGCCAAACTTTGCTGCTATCTGTTGAATAATACTATCAGGTGTTAAGTTATCTAGTTGTGTAAGGACTTCGCTAGGCGAATAGCCTACACGTAATTTTTCACTGCTTTTCTTTCCTAGTCGTAATCCAGGAATACTATTGTTATCCCAAAAATTTGATCTGAAATTAGCTGCTATTCTCTGAAAATATCTCACGTATGCCCGTACATTATTATCGGCGTCGGTAAACATAACTACACCAAATGCTAACATTCCTCGATCAGCATTGGTTTCTACAACATCAATACCCGAACGCTGTAATTGTTCGCCTATATCTGCAACAGCAGCACTCATTTCCTCTTTTGTATTAAATCTACCAACTGTCGGATAAAATTTCAGTTCGCGAAATGTAATTTCATTATTGTTACTATCAATGAAAATATCTCCGGGTGCCCTGCCAGCTAATCCGGTGGCTTCTGTAAGAATGTTAATTAAGTTACGCATAATTCAATATTTATGGTTAAACTATTCTGTTAACTCATGTTGCGTTGCAATAAATATTAATACACCCAAAAGGAGAAATCATGGACTGCCGAAGTCTAGTGAAACGTTTACAAAACTGTTTTGCATACAAAAGCGATGTTGAAAAATACATTGAATCAAAAAATCCAAAAAATGCTGCCGATGTTGAACATTGGCTACAAGAATACACATATCAAAATCATAAGAATTGGACGTCAAATGCGTAAAATTATATTAGCAATCATTGAATATAGACAAAGACAAGCTGATTTATACTTACGTTGTTTAACTGCGGGTATCTAACCAACGCTGTAAAAAATCGCTGCTGCTTGCAGTTTTATTGCCGCCTACTCCGTATACGAATTCCACATCTGGTACATCTGTTTCGGGCACATTATCTGCCGTCCGATCGCCGCCGTTAGCAAATACTAATTTTGCAAGGGGATAGTGTGCTCGAACTTGTTGTATAAAATGTCGGGCAGTTCCATCTTCGTCGTCAAACGTATAAACTTCATCAACCATTTTTAAATTGTTTATTATACATAGTCTTTCATTCCATGGCATAAAAGCTCGGCCCTTTTTTCGCTCGAGCCATTCGTCGGAATTCAGACCAATAATTAGCATATCGCCTAAAGTTCTAGCTTCTTTTAAATACCGTATATGCCCTGAATGTATAGGGTCAAAGCCGCCCGTTGCTAAAATTATCTTCATTCTTTTGGGAAGTGGAAATCTTTATCTAACCACGATGTAATTATTTCTTCTTGTTTTACATAACCATATTTTGTAAGACTACCAACAACACTATCATTTAATAGGTTTAGTTCTGCAAGTTTATACCAAGTAGTGCTTTCTGGATCCATCGGGGGAATATCTGATTTATAGACTGCTGCATGAATCCATGGACTATTTTCTTCTTTAAGAAAATATGCGTCTTTACAATCAAAACCATTTACTGCTAACATGTACATTAAATTAACTATATTATGATTAAAATAAACAAAATTATAACTATTGGCCTGAAATCTGTTATATGCATAATGTTGAGCTTGAGGAAAAATTAAAACAAGCATTCCATTGATGTTCATTTGTTCATTCCAACATTTAAGTGTTAGTAAAGGATTAGTAATATATTGAAATGTGTCGTGACTCCAGATAAAATCAACTGGCCGCGGTAAAACTGCTGCGCCGTCAAAATTTCTTTCAAATAAATGTACATTTGATAATGATTTTGTTTTTGAATCTATTTTTTGAAGATTCTTATCGACTCCATAGGTAATATAATTTCTTGGTTCAGGCGGGTCGTCTCGTGTTTCTAATGTGGCCCACCACAGAGTATCTAATCCCGCACCGCATCCAAAGTCTGCTACAAATTCTAAGCTATCTAAAAAACTATCATAGGTATAAAGAATTTCTAACGTTTCAAGACTATGTGAATGACTTTCGTAAGCTGTTTTAAACTGTACCATTTTTTAATACCTCAATGATTAATTTTTCTTTTAAATTTTTTAATCTAGAATCAACTTGATAACAGGCCTCGGCTAATTCGTTTTCTGTGCCCCAGAGTCTTACTTTCATCAAATGAATAATCCATTCCTCGCATTGATCTTTTTCAATCTTGATGTTTACTGCATCGTTCTTGGGCTTTGCATCTAAACAAAGTGTCCATTCTTTAACTAAATCGTCTACGTAGTCTTTGAAATTCATCAAATAACAATATCTTCCATACCTGCTGTACGCAATCTTACTACATGTCCAAGCATAAAGTTTTTACTTTCCAGACCTTTCATAACTCCAAGCCATTTGTTTCTAAGCAAAGCAACTTCATTGATGATAGTTTCAAAGTCAATGACTTCGTCCTCACCGTCAGTATACTTTTCTGCGTCGCGACTTGTAAGAGCTCGGGCATAAGCTTCCAGGTATTTTTGGAAATGCTTTCTTCTAATTTTACGGAGTTGAATATTAAGATAATTAAGTACAGCTTCGATCTCTTGTAGCTGGTTAAACCTCTGCTCTGTAATTCCCGGTAAATTAGCAGCGGATTTTTCAAC